TAGTAACACCGCCACCAACTGTCTCGGAACCAGCTCCGAGGCCGTTAGCATGTGTACCTGTGCCAGAGAAGTCAGTGTCAGCTTCGTTGTGAAGCGCTTCGCCTGTTACTGCTGTTGTGTTAGCATACTGGCTCTTCATAGCGAAGATTAGACCAGAAGGCCCAGTCATTGGCTGAACACCGCAGATGTCGTAAGCCATTAGATTTGGCATCGCACGACGAACGAGGCTGATTAGAACAGGATCGTAGGTGTCGGTGTTGCCGGCGCCGGCACCGATTGCGTTTACTGGCGTTTCAGCGAGTAAACTGTTTACTGACCAAGCAGTACCTTCACGTAGAGCTTTTTCAGTGTTTTCTAGAACAATAGCAGTTACTGCCTTCTTGTGTACGTCTTTGATAGCATCTAGTTCTGGGTGCTCCAGAATTGGCTGCCACTTCTTTTGTAGTTCTTCATTTAGCATTTTAGAAGATTCTCCTTTAAACTAAGAATTTAATTTATTTATATTATTTAATATTTCTAAAGGTTTTGCTGATTGATGCAGCATACCGAGCCATGCGGGGATCGACATATTTGGTGCCTTCCACGTCTTCATTAACTGGGTCTAACTCATCAACTTCTTCAGCGACCTGTGATTTACCGAAATAGTTTTCCTTGATAATTTTCACTTTACGCGAATAATCATCTAGGTCTGCATATTCTAGACCTTCTGTAAGTGAACGTAGCTTTTCAATCTGTGTTTCTGCTAGTTCGCTAACTAGTGTATCAAAAACATCAGATTTCTTTGCTTCTTCTAACTCATGGGAAACTTTAAGGTTTGTATTAATTTGCTCATTAAGTTCGCCCTCAAGTTGTTCGATCTTTTCTGCCATTTCGGCTACCAGATCAACCTTATCGTCAGGAACATCAATACGATGCTCTGCGAAAAGTTCTTTTAGACCATTGATGAAAGATTCAGTAATATCGGCGCGTAACCCACGTTCAATTGCTATCTTATTCTCTTCCATCCATTGCTCTGTAACGTAATCAAGATAAGCATCAACCTTCTTTGTGAGGTCTTCTGTCGCTAATTCGACTTGTTCATCTAGTTTAGAATTAAATTCTTCTTCTAAACGATCAACTTCTTCATTAACTCTCTCAAGTACTGCTGCCTCAAAGACAACAGTTGCTTTTTCTTTGAACTCTTCTGATAAGTCTTCGCCTGCAAAGATTTCATTTACTGCTTCGCCCATTGACTTATCAGCCTTTCTTGCGGGAGCTTTCTTTGTGGCAACAGCATCAATAAGATCACCACTGGTTTTTGTTACGCCATCAGATACCTTACCAGCGGCATCTTTGGTAGTTGCTTTGTCAGCTTTGCGCTTCTTGGCAGAAACTGCGGTTGGTTCCATTACTTCGGAATCTTCCCCAGATGCCTTGAACTCGTCTAGCTGATCAAGTTCTTGGTCTGACATGTGTTATCTCCTTCGAGTTTAAAGTCATTTAGTTTATTTATAAAAAATATTATTTTGATATTCCATTTAAGAATTTTGCAAATAATCTGAACTTTTGTTCCTCTAATTGGCGAGAGGATAGTTGTTTTGTTTCTGTAACAATCTCATCAACTGCTTGTTCACGAACCCAATTACCAGAAGCAATATCAAAGAACCATTCTGCGCCTTCCATGATACCTCTTACGAAAGCATCAGGAGCAGATGGGTCAGCAACAATATCACCAGCAGTAGCAAGCATAAAGTCGTTTTGTACTTCCATAATGCCTTGTCTGTTCTGCTTTAATGAACCCATGCCGCGAGAAGAAACACCAAGTGTTGCTCCCTCATCCATTAGATTCTTTACGACTCTACCCATTGGAGTGTCCATAATCTTTGCTTTACCAACAAAGTTTGAACCCTCTTGATGTAGATTTGTAATCATATGAGAAACACGGTCAAGATTGATGGTTGGACCACTAGGATGACCGAGTTCACCAAAAGCTCTTTTCTTTTCAACAAATTCTTTATTATAACGAGCAACTTCAGTTGCTAAGACTGATGAAGGATATACACGTCCGTTACGATTTTTCAAATCACCTTGCATGAATACGCCTTCGATGAAGTAGTTTTTCTTACCTTCATCGACTGCTTCTGTGACATATTTGATATCTTCGTTTACTTCGCAAATTAGTTTCATTGTTCTTATCCTGAACTTACTGGTGTTAGAAATACTGTTGTTACAGATCCTGCAAGAGAAATCCATTTCTCTGTGTAACCTTCGTACTCTGGTCTCATCTCACCAAGATCAATTGTAATCGTGTTCGTTGGTCCTAGAGTTACCATAGCAGATATTGAAGTACTGTTAGCACCAATCTGTACGTTTGCCACATCGCTCGCTGAGGAATTATATAATCTCACAAAACGACTTGCGGTAACTTGAGAAGCGGTTGTTGATATAGTAATAGTATTTGCTACAATCTTTGTTGTCATTTGTCTTCTCCTTACATCGCCTGTTTAGCAAAGGCAAGAATTTCACTAAAAGACTTCTTATTAGCATATAGTTTCTCTATCATCCTTGTACTATTTGAAGTGTTTAAGTTCTTATAAAGATTGTTAAGCGCCTGAGCATCATCGTTTGTTAATTTAACTGTTGAATCGTCTTTGAGTTTCAATATACCTACTTTGAATGCTTCGTCAAGCTCGACTTCTTCCATCACATAAATCGTGGAGTGTCCGTGCTTCTTTGCCCATTTTTGCGCAGCCTTCTTAGCATCAGAGAACTTACCGCTTGGAGCCGAGTACACTTCTTTTTCGTTCTTATGATCTACATCACCCATACGCTTATGAGTGAACATCCAAGAACCAGTACCACTGGAAGCCCTCTTTCCGTGTGACCTCATGTAACGAGCGTGACTTACTTCAATTGCTTCATCAAGTTCAACTTCTTCGCCCAGAGGATCTTTAAATTCGCCTTTTTTAAGGCGTCCTACAATATGACCACTGCCACTGTGTACTACAAAATCACCATTATTGGCGATAGAAGTTGTGTAACCCAACTTTGCTCTCTTACCGCCGAGTGCTTTAGTCATAAGAGCTTTAAGTGCCTTTTCCTTTGAACCTTCATCAAGCTCAGTAGATTCTTTGATATCAACTTTAACTTTTCCATCTGATTGCATCATCGAGATATCATCATCAGAAATTTCATCTCCAATAGGATAGGACTTAGTATTTGTTGTTTTGATGATGGTAAAGTACCTACTATTTCCTTTTGGTTTAACTGTTACCTTTACAACTTCGTCAAGTTCAACTGCTTCTTCCATTGCCTTCTTTGTAGCAGTAGCATACATTACTGACTTCCAACGGTCACCATAACGCTTTTTAAGCTCTGCTTCTTTGTCTTTCATACCTTTGACGATTTCTTCGCGCTTTTTCATTTCAGCATCAGTCATCTTCTCTTCAGGTACATAACTGTTTCGGAGTTCCTGACGTGCTTTTGCTACTCTAGCCTGTGCTTTTTTGAGTCTTTCACGGTCTTGCTTTTTCTTTTCTAACCTAGCTGCTGTTCTTTCAGCAGAGTCTGCTCTACCAGCAGTTGAAAAGCGAACATTACCTTGTTTATTAACAACTGCCCTTTTAGCTAACCTACCAGCACCTCTTACAATTCTACCAAGAATTTCGTCAAGTTGTTCTTCGGTTAGATCATCTACGTTAATACCCTCGTCTAATAGCTCTCCAGCAATTCTTTCGAAATGCTCTTCCACATCACACTCATGTTCACCTTCGTCAGCATCATACTCTTCGCCGCAATCTTCACATGTCATCATATGTTGTTCGTAAACTAACTCGTCCTCACCCTTTTCCATGTCAGCAAGGCGCTTCTTCTTGGATGGGGATTTCTTTGTGCCTTCACGATTTTCTTTATCCATATGAGGGTCATCGATGACTTGTACAATATGTTTTGCCTTGAATCGTTGTTCGTCGCCCGCTTTTGGTTCGGCAACCTCATTCATTAGTTCTTTAAATGATAGCATATTTGAGTTCCCTAATTAAATTGTTTATTCTTCTTCGCTATCAAATTCTAATTCATCGTCAAGGTCAAGATCGTCGTCAACCTCATCTTCCTCTTCTGAATTATTCATCATATTCTGAGCAATAACTTCTTTCTTAGCAGCAAGAGCATTACCAATCTTGTCTTTCATTACATTTTGAAAAGCAGCCTGAAAATCTACTGGTTTATTTTCATGTGCAAATTTTAATAAATCTACTACATCCGACATTATATTTACTCCATTTTATTTATAAAATATTACTGCTGTTCAGGAGGAGGTTCTTGTTGAACAGGCTCTTGTTGTTGATCCGTTCCAGCATCACCTTCATCACCAAATTCTTTTTCTTCTTCAGCAATTTCGTTATCGATTTCTTTGATATCATCTTCTGATTGTTGTAGAATGTTTTGACGCACCCATTTCCGAGAGTAATACTTGCCTACATATTCATCAATATCACGAAGAACTGTTAGACGGTTCTGCAAAATCTCTACTTGTTTTAGTTCTTCAAAATGATTATCTTCCATGAAGTCGTACCGAAGATTTGCCTGAATGTCTGGCCAATCTTCTGGAGTGATAATACCCTTTAGAATAAGTTGTTTCTCTAAAATCTTATCAAAAAGAATAGAGAAACGATTCCGAAGTCTACCAATAAACTTAGAAAACTTCACTTCGTCTCTTGTAATCTCTGAAGACCTACCGATATTAAATTGTGCTTCTGCTTCAAGTCTCGATACAGGAACATTTAATGCTTGATATAGTTTCTTTTGAAAATATAAAATGTCTTCCATTTCGCCAAGGTTTTGACCACCTGGAAGAGTTGTGATTTCTGTACCTCTACCACCTTCTCTACGTGGGAGCCAGAAATCTTCTAACATAGTCATAAACTTACGGTCATCACGAACTTCACCTGTTGAAGCATCATACACCAAACGATTCTTATGCTTTGCCATCATATCACGAAGATATTGCTCCGCTTTCATCTTAGGTAGATTACCAACATCAATATAGAAAATACGACGCTCTGGTGCACGGGAAATACGATAGATTACAGAAGCATCTTCAAGCATACGCAACTGATTTAGTGGTTTTATTGCTTTGTGAAGATGTGATAGAACAAGTGAGTTATTTTCGTTTACAATACCAGATGTGACATGTACGATGGAATCTTTGGCAATCTTTAAACCTTTTACTCCATCAAATCCTGATGCAGAACCGGCAGAAGCAGCGTTTTTACCATTAAATCCTTTATCATTGTAAATATAATATTCGTTCTTGACTTTATTTAAAGTAACTTCACCCTCACGTTTCTTTTCAACTTCTTTAATTTTACGAATCTTACGGGGATCAATATATCTTAATTCTTTAATACCTTCGCGAACCTTAGATTCATCAATAATAGCGTGATAGTAAAGTCGTCCATCAGCGTACCATTTTTGAAATGTATCATAACCACTATTTGAAAAATCTAATAGTCTTAAAACTTCATCAAACTCTTCACGAATTTTTTTGTTGATTGATTCTGGTTGTTCAACATCATCTGTTACACATTCAACAACTTTTTGGTTGTCTGTAACGACAATAGATTCATTTACAATATCCTCAATAGCTCTTTGAACTTCTGGATGTTGAAGCATATTACGATACTTTGTAACAAGTTCTGCTTCATTTTTAGCGGAGCCTTCAAGATCAACATAGGTGCCGTATTGACCGCCAGCAGCAACGACAACAGAACCCTCTTCGTCTACTGGAGCAGCAAACGATTTAAGTTTGTCTTCATCATCTTTTCTTTTGATCTCGAAACCAAATAAACTTGCCATTCTTATACCTCTACAGATTAGTGGGGATTGGACCCAATCCCCGTATTAATCTATTTATATTATGCTGTAGAAGTACCAGTAATACCACCAGTGACTTCCCAGAAATCATATTGGAAGGTCACTGTAAACTCTTCAATAGCATCAGTTGTTTCCCAAGCCATTTCGATAGTCGAAACTTCAGTTGGAAACATCCCGTTAAATGTATATTCACGAATTGGCACACCAGTCTTTGAGAACTGTGTGATTTGAGCGTTTGACTTATAAAGCAACGGAGAAGCAGAACCAAACTCACGGATGTTACCAGCGTGAGAATTGATTGAATTCATCCATTGTTCCATGGCATTACGAATGAGAAAGTCTTCATCGTTAATGACTGTGACTGTCCATTCAGCAAATGTTCTATCACCAGCAATCTTAATCTTACGACCGAAGTATGGCACTTCAATCTGTCCAAGTGAAGATGCTGGTATTTGAGCAGCTTTTACCATAAATGGAACTTTAATATCGCCTGCGCCATTCGCTGGATTAGTGATTTGCACTTGGAAGAGCGATGCTCTCGCTCCCCCTCCTACAAGTTGGCTTCGAATATCTTGAATGTTGAAAGCCATTTAAATAACTCCTTTTTTAATATTATTTATTCGTTTTTATTAGAACTTACCTACGATTTCTTCGAACTCTACGCCAGTTCTAACTGCAACGAAATTCAACTGTATGAAGTTGATTGACTTAGCAGGTTTAATGTAAATGTCGCCAATAAATTCATTGCGGTCGATAACTTCACCTGTATTGTTTGATGTATCACAAACAACACGGAAGTCATAGATACCACGGCGACCCTGTACGTCACGAAGGAATGGCTCAACTAGATTACGGAACTGTGCCCGTGTAAACTCATCATTGAACTCGAAGAGCGAATACTTAGCAGCAGTAGCGATTGCCTTCTCTAGAACAATAAAGAGGCGGCGAACGTTAATTCGATCAAATGCGCTGGGTCGAGCAAGAAGTGTCTTATCACCAAAAAGCAATGTACCTTGACCAGACTGCGTGATAACTGGGTTTACACCAGCCTTATACAGTTGATCACGCTCACCTTTCTTAGGATTGTAAGCTAATTTGACAACATTCTTAATGATACCGCGATTGTAACCGGCAGGTGACCACCAAGGATCACGAGTGTCGTCTGTACGAACACAAAGACCAGCGATGTCACCATTTAACGGCACCCAACGGAACTTATCGTTGTATTTGTCGTATTGATATTTGTAACCAGAATCCATAACAGCGTATGAAGATTGTGTTAATCCATTCTCAAATGTTAGAACCTGATTAAGTTCAGCGCCGAGAGATTGCTCAACAACATTACCACGCTCTGGTGATACGAATACAACACAGTCTTTACGGTCTTCAGCAATATTATCGATAATATAGTTTGCTACTGTTGTATTTGCTTTACCGCAGAGGAACAATGATATGTCAATCTCTTCAGCATTTTGATAAAGGTCTATACCACGAGCAAGACGTGAAAGAGCAATGTCCGATTCTGTAGCATCTGTGCCTTCAGCTCCATTTGTGAACGATGTGTAGTTAACACCATCACCAAGATCATCTCTGGTAGCCCAGATGTAGTTTGAACGCTCGTTGATTACGTCTTTGTAATATACAGAAGTTCCTTGATCGTTTGTAACACCATCTGTACGGCTAACATCCGAGAAGACTTCAAGGATTGTATTTGCTGTACCAGAAATGCCACCATCTTCGTCAACAACTACGATGTGAGCATTACCTGTTGCAGGCGCACCATCAACATTGAGATAGTGCGCCCAATAACGAGTAGCCTCAACGGGTGATTTTTGTGATAAACGATATTTTGGAGCAAAGGTAATAAGACAATAGTCTGTATTACCGGACTCAACCTCAGCTGTTGTAACGGTTAAGTCTTGAAACCCGATTGAAGAGTTACCAACACGAAGAACGTCGCCAGCAGCAAGATTTGTGCTACTTAGGACACTGTTAGCGCATTGAACTGTGTCATCGCCGATATCAATACCATCTG